TCGGCATCAATTGCTTGTGGGAATTGACGTAGTGGGCTATCTAACCACGCGGCGCGGTCAATTGTTCCGTAGTACCAAATGCGCTCTAAGTGATTAAAGATAACGTATGCGTTGTTATAATTTGAGTTAGCCGTTGGGTACATCCACCATACTTCGTTCCAGCCTTCGTTTGTGCCGCAGATAATTTGGTCAGTTTGATTCAAATTAATATTAGTAAATACGTGGTTACGTAGTGTGCAAGGTAGTGTTTCTACTCGACCTGTATATACATAGAACTTATCTTTACCCATCCAGAACGTCATGTTGTTAACAATGCTAACTGCACGAGGACCAATAATAGACAGGTTGTCACCAATCTCTTGTAAGGCAAATACGTCGCTTGTACCAGTAAACTGTAATGAACTTAGTGTAGCCTCAGTAAATACAAGAATCTCTTGCTTAGTTGGTATAGCACGTACAATTTCTGAACCACGAGAAACACGAATAAATCCTGCGGAATTAGTTACTTGTGGTGTCCACATACCAGGGTCATCTTGAGACGCCCAACGGATAAGTAATGGGTCAAAGTCCCCTGCCGAACCGGCATAAGGTTGGCAACCAAAAGCTAATAAATGTTTGTCGTTTTGAGAAACTAAAGTCTGCATAGCAGAATCAGGCACATTGGCAGCGCCGCTTATGTCTTCAAGCAAGATAGCTCTAGTTGCTAAAGCTGTATCAGGTGTTGCGTTAGTGCCACGTTCCCAGTAGTAAATAGGACCGTTACGGATATTCATAACTAGGTTGTTGTCAAACTGGTCAAACCACCAATCTTGTTGAGGTAAATAAATACCGTTTGGACTATTTAAACCCCAACCTACAATACCCCAAGTGCTTGTGCCCCAACCGTAACCTAAAGTAGCAGAGGCAAACCCAACGTCAATCTCAAAAGATAGATTAATACCCGTACCACCACCTGTAGCACCAGATGAGGCATTTGTACCAACAACAAAAGTAAACGCATTAACGTTAATAACAGTAGCTACTTCGTGTGTAGCATTAAGTGTAGCCGCGGTAATACCGCCAACCGAAGTTGCGCCAGATATGTCTATATAGTTACCTACGTCAGCATCAGAGCCAACAGCAATAATAGTTACTACACCGGAGCCATTAGTTGTGGTTATGCAGTTATCAGTAACTGTAGTTGTTAATGTTGGTACAGTAGCGCGTAGTGGTGTGATATCGTAAAAATACCCACCTACTTCAATATAAACTTTTTTGTTAGTGCCGCAAGCTAAGAAGTTGTCTGCATAAGACGTAATCCAACCAAACAACTGCCGACATACGCCAAGCATAAACTCAGGTGTAGCCTTTATCCAGCCGCCAATTTTTTCTGGAAAGCCAGAGCGGAACCTAATTTTGTCGCACTCATTCCAACCACCCTCGTTAGTGTAGTTAGTTTGGTCTCTATTGACCCCAGGCTTAAATTGTAGCTTTTGGAATGGCATGGTTTACCTTAAACAAATGGGCGGGTGCCTGCACGGTCTATGATAAGCGTTTGTCCTCTTGGTGTCGAGCCTTCTTCGTTGGGAATGCTAATGTGGGTCCATGAGTCAAACTCGCGAATTAATTGGTCAAATGGTAGTCCAGCTTCAATAATGGCTCGGCAAACTTGGTCTGGGTTCATGCCAGGAATGCGAATATCAGCTGCACAACCAACCATATGCTGACTAGACTTAGACCCGCCGACATGTGCATTCACTGCTGGACCACGATAAGCGGAGTTAATCATTACAGGTTTGCCGCTAAGTGCGGTTTTAATAGTTTCTAAAAACTCAGCCAAACGCTGTAAATTAGCTAATGCTGTAGCATCAGGAGTGTTATCTAGTCCATTACGCTCGGCGGTTTCGCTGGCAGTTAGTTCAGCTAGCGTGAAATTAGGACTTAGATTCATCTTTTTTAGCCTTTGCATCAATGATTTTCTCTAGTGTACGACCACCAAAATAAAACGACATAATCAACATACCCCATTGGCCTAGCAATTCTACGTAGTTGTTGTTAACTTCGATATCCCAAGCAGACATCATGGCAAAAGTAGAGTAAACCAAAAGAATAAAAATAAGCGTGCCGGGTCTAATATTTTTAGACAACCAGCTATCACTAGCCATGTCAGCCGTATGGCGTTTAGTCAGCTCTTGAGCTTCAATATTGTCGGCATTAAGTTCAGCCAAACGACCTTCTTGTTGCATCTTGAGCAATTCAGCTTGAGCCTTGGCTTTAGCTTCTGGGTCTGGAACAAACTTGTCAAGCACTTTCATGCCAACGTCTAGTAAAGCTGCAATAGGTAGCATATTAGTTTCCTAATCGGTTAGTTGTTGCACGTTTTAATGTATTCATCTCAGAGCGTAATGTAGAACTTGTAATATCTAGCTCAACTTTTTGTGCAGCCATGCCAGAACGTAGTTCTTTCTGTGTGCTTTCTGCAACAATCTTAGCTTCACGGGCTGCCATCAATGCTTCGGCTAGGCGCTCTTGCATCTTAGCGATGACTTCACGCTGGTCGGCTACCTTCTCTTCTAGTAGCTTAACCTTGCGCTCTGCGGCTGATGCGGATGCGGCAGTGTCGCTGTAGCCTTCATACATCTCTTTGACTTCGTTGAACTTGGTAATGCTTGTATAGCCAGCACCTAAAATAACAGGCACGCCAGCAATGATGAAACCAGCCACCATGGTGTTCTGTTTGGCCCAAGTGACCCACTTATCTACGAAGCCTTGTACTTTATCTAATTTCTCTAAATCGCTCATTGTTCAAATCCTAAGTCGGGTGCATCAAATGGTTGGTTATAGCTTGGTTGTTGCAGCAGGTCCATCATTATTAAGTCCTGCGTTAGTATGTTGTTCGGTATCCCACTCACCAGCTGTGGTTCTGAGAATACGTTCGGTTGTTGTAACCCAGGTTTCACAAACAGCTCCAACGACAACGCAAGGCCAACCGAGCTTCTTACTTTCCCTTTTGGGGGCGGGGATGGGGATGCCTGTGTAGTCGAGGTTGTCGGAGAAGCCGTCGTTGTTTGGGTCTGGGTCTCTGTACTGGCGGTCGGGGTCGTTTCCGAGTTCGGCACAGTATTTGGGGTCGGTGCAGTTACAGGTGAGGATTGGATTGTTGGGGCAGATGTGGCTGAAGTTGGACTCAGGGGCGACACAGGCGACACAGGATTCGTTGGGTTGTTTATCGACTTCTTGCAAGTGTCTGATGTAGTCACCCAAGGTTGCCACGTTGGGCTCCCGTATGGGTCTGGACACATCGAGGAACGAGTCTGGGTAATGCTCCCCGTATAGCCTGTCTGGCAGCTGAGCGTTTGTTGTTGGCTGCTTATTTGACATGTTGGCGGGTTTTGGACGCAGGTGTCTTGGATTTTGAACCAGTCGGTTTGGACTGGCTGACCATAGCTACCTGTCGGGCAGTTGGTTTCTTTTTTCCAGGTTTGCGTGCCGCTGAAGTTGACGGGGCAGCTTCTTGTTTCGGTTTGCGCTTGATAGGTGCAGGTGACGACTTGCGGGGGCGGGTTTGCTTGGGGGCAGCTTGGGGAGATGCCTGGGAACGCTTGGCACGCAATGGCTTGGCACTGGGCGAGGGTTGTTCCACCGTCAACGAAGAGGGAGCTGTAGACCGGCACCCCATTAGACCACGTACTAGCGTAACAAGCCGCTTGAACATTATTTGCTTTCGTCAGGCTTAACAGCAGCCAAGTCAACAAGAGGAGGAACCGAACCATATAATTTTTTAAACTTTTCAGGGTAGCGTTTAATCCACTCGTTACGTGCAGCATCGCCAACGAGACCATCAATCGGACAAGGCGTGCCTGACATCATCATGGCATCCCAGTTTTCTTCACGTGCTGAACAAGCAATAGCAACCGCAGCTACTTTAAGTCCGTTATTAGATAAAAATGTTGCCCACTTACGGCGTGAGCAGTCCTCGTCCATCATATAGCTACCGCCAGAGAAGCCAATCACCGTAGAGCTAATAGCTCCAGAGACGGCAACTAAACAGTTGTCCTGACTAAACGAAGAGATACTCGGCGCCATAGCACCTGCTGGAGGCTGGCCTTTGTAGTTAATAGTCGTATCCTGAGCCATAGCACTAGCTACAAAACCGCCCAGTAAAAGCCCAACAAGTAAAGCTGTTAGGCTACGCATCACTGACCCCAGATTTTTGTGCCAATCGGCTTTGATGTTACGTTAATAGCTACGTTCTGTTTAGGCGTATTTAATGGTGCACCGCAATCACCACACTTTTGGGCAGCTAGTTCTGCATCATCAACGTCGCGGTCACAACTAGGACAAAATATTTCTATCTTGTGTTTAGCTACTAAAGTGCCGTCTTCTAGTTTAACTGCTGGGTTTTCTTGAATCATGTTAAGTCTTTCTAATAATAAAAACAAACTTACCTGCTTCGCTTGTTTGTGATACTAACTCATTTTTAGTGGTTTTTACAAACGTTGGCACATCCGTGCATGAATCGCTGTCAGTTGCAATTAGCTTTAAAACTTCGTCTTTTTGCATTGAACTAAGCATTTTGTGAGCTTTAAGCACAGGCATTGGGCAACTTAGCCCTGATGTATCAATTTCCATCATTTTCATACTCCACTTTAATTGGCTGCCATTTACCTGTGTAGCCTTGAGTAATATTTATATACCGCAGTTGCAGCTCTTGTGTTCCGTCAGCTTTAACTAAGATTCTAAACTCAGGTGTTGACCCTGGATAAACCATATTCACTCCAATGTTCTTTTGGTATATGCGCACCAAACATCCACATGATTCTCGGTGTTTCACCCTTGGCTTCAGTTACATAATGTTGTAATTCAGAAACTAAATAACAATGCAAATCACCAACTTCTATATCAATTTTTTGACCGTCAACATAAAGGTTGCAACCATCTTCGTTGGCTTGTGTAAGAATGTTGCAACGATAAGTTGGCAATCCGTCATTACTTCTTGGGTCTTTATGTTTATAAACAGCACCATCCTGCACAGTATATGAAACAACAACACCATCTTTACCGTGACCATCAATGATTGGGAATAAATCAACCTTAACAAATTTTCTTACACGGGTTGAAATATCACGAACAATTTGCGGATATTCAGCTTTACCCATGTGCATACGACTTGTTAATCTTTTATCGTAGCCCGTTTTATAATCTTGAACGCCTTTGTCTATCCATCCCTCATTAACACCTTGAATTGCAACTTTATTAAGAACTTCACATTCTTCTTTACTAAGAAAGTTTTTATAAATCTTAACTTGCATTATTCAAGATATTGTTTAGGTGTTGGTACAACAGTATCAACCGCTTCTTTAATAAATCTATAATCCATGCCAACTTCAGGAATATCAGCAGGGTCAATAATATCTTCTACTCTTTCACCATCACGGATAGCATGAATACAATAGCAAATTGTGTCATCTTCTAATGCTTGAATTTGATGTTCAAATCCTGCACGGATAAAAATAATAGTTGGTGCTGTAAACTCTGAATCTTTACCGTTTACAGTAACTTTAACACTACCTTTGCCAAGTAATGTTTGATGGTCAAATATATGCGTGTGTCCATCATTAATATCACCTGCATTTTTAAAGTGCATTTGCTTAATCCATGTATTAGCCACAACGCTAATCTTTGAATTTGGTGCTGTCATATTTTATTTACCTTCTATGATTCTGATACATCAACCACAGGAATAGGTTCAGGTGGAGGAGGAGGTGGAATATACTCAGCAATCACACCGTATTCGCCTGCGTTACCCTTAGTCCAAATTTCTTGAATGTGCGCATATGGGTCGGTTGCGTTAATACCTGATGGGTGTTCTTCATTGAATTCTTCGTATTTAACAACGCATGAAAAAACAGTATGTTCTGCGTTTTCCCATTTTAAATCTTTAACATATTGAACTGTAAACATAATTTTATCCTTTTAAGAAACACGAACCCAAATATTAGCCCCAACGCCATAAGTTCCCGATTTATCTGTGGCTCTAGCACCATTACTAGCCATTGCTCTCCATGTACCTGTTTGTCCTAAATTAGAATTAAAAGTAAAATTACTAGTCATGCTATTAGCAAAACATGAAAAAACTGCCGTAGCATTTGAGTTCTCTTGTCTTATAGTAGAACCTGCAACAGTTGTGCCTACAGAAGTAGCAACATTTGAACCCCTAAATGCAATCCCTACACAATAACTACCAATAGTATTAAAAGTCGTATCAGTAATAGCACCCGTTTGACCGTTAAGTGATGTTACACCACCGCCTGCTGGTGTTGCTGATGTCCAAGCTGTACCGTTTGAAGTAAGAATATTGCCATTAGAGCCAGGGGCTACAAATGTCGGTGCAGAAGTACCGTTACCAATAATTACAGCCGCTGCGTTAAGCGTTGTTGCACCTGTACCACCACGACCCACCGCTAAGGTGCCTGATGATATGTTTGACGCGTTCAAACTTGTAAGTCCAGACCCCGCGCCAGTCACAGTAGTTAGTGTAGCTACGTTAGCAGTAAAGTTACCTGAAGCATCACGAGCAACAATCGTTGAAGCACCGTTAGCAGAAGCCGCTGTTGTTCTATCGTTTGACAAAGTACCGCTTGATACCGCTGAAGCGTTTAACGATGTGATGTTTGCGCCTGAGAATGTTGCTGAGTTAGAGCCTGTACCGCCGTTAGCTATAGGTAGTGTACCTGTTACGTTTGACTGTAAGTTAGCATAAGTAGTAGATGTTGAACCTGTACCACCGGAAGCGATTGGTAACGCTGTGCCTAGAGTCAATGAAGTTAAATGTGTAATTGCATCCACGACGTTTGTGCCGTTGTTATACACATACATGGTCTTACCAGCCGGGACCGCAATACCTGTACCACCAGTATTCTTAACTGTAATGGTATCCGCACATCCGTTGTTAACAATGTAGACCTTTTCAATCGCAGGGACTATTAAGTCCTGAGCACCACCAGATGTACCTGTTAGGTTTAAACGTAGGTTGCGCGCTGTTTGAGAAGAGTTAGCATCTGTAAGAGTTAATGTTACAGTGCCGCTAGCAAAGGTTACGTCGGCTGAGCCAACAATGGCTTCTTCAATTGCAGTGCCTAAGTTGACGTTTGTGACGTTACCCCACGTACCAGAATTTTCCCCGGTGCCCATGAGTTGAATTTTTAATGATGAATATGTACTTGCCATTTATTACTCCTAAGC